GGGTTCTGACATCTTGACAGTAACAAGTCGTTACATCTCTGTCATTGTGGCACGAGTATGCGGTTACGGCAGGATACGCTGTAACCACGTTGTAAACGTAGTTACCATACTCGTGCCACAATGACAGAGATGTAACGTCTTGTTACTGTCAAGATGTCAGAACCCTGCACATATGGCATACTACGGATAACTCGCGCACAAACCGGCCGCTACAGCAGCGCCCCCGCCGCCCCCGCGATCAGAAGCAGGGCGACTAGGGCCAGTGTCGAGTACCACAAGAACGCCGCTATCGTTTCCATACATCATCTCCTGTAAGAGAAACAGAATGAACATAATCACGCCGGTCCCCAGATAGGGGGGGGGGGCCTAGTGGGCGGCCCGTCCGCCGCACACATCTAAACCCATAGTGTGGGGAGTGACACAGGTGCATTGATAGCGCGAGCGTCACTCCCGATCTCGTTGCGAGAGAACACACTAGGGGGGGGGGCTAGTCTTTGGCCCCCATGGCGGATTGTTTCCGGCAGAAATCAACCCCGTCTAGCCATTTCTCTAGGCTTAAATCGCCTTGAAAATCTATATGGCGTTCCGGGTAGCCATCGGGCCATACTCTGATTCTTGCGTCACTGTACGATTCCGGAGAAATCAGAATCAGAGTAAACCCCATGTCTTTTAGTCGAATCTGCAACTTTTGCCATTCCGCGAGGTCATAAGCGGTCATTCTTTCCCCTTTGCAAGGGCCGTTAGCAGGAATATCGCAAGTGCGACAGCAAGGCGCACAATCCATTTTGCGATTTCGGTTAGTGTTTCCATTGTGGGCTTTCAAGCCCCCATTTCTCATGCTTGATACTCTGGGGGCTTTCGGCAGGCAAGTGAGACAGTGGTCGCCTTTGCGTACTTTGCACATCTCACTTGTGACGTTCGGTTTCAAGCGCAAGCCCGTAATCAATGGGCTTGCGCTTTCGGCCAGTGGGGGTAAGCAGTTCTGGGAGTCTGCTATTCGAGCAGGTCGTCTTCCCCATCGAGAAAGTCACCGATGTCTCGGCCACCGCGCCCTCTTCCGCCGGTCCCGCGCGGTTCATCATCCCACTTGTAACGGGCCTTGGCCTTGCCCAGCGCGGTTTCATATGCCGCCTTGAAGTCTGCATCTTCCGCGCGGAGTTTCAACCCTTCCTTGTCACTCGGCATTTTCGACAGGCCCGTTGACTGTGCCGCCGTTGCCAATGCGAGTTTGCGGCAGAAGGCATCGCGGGCAATCATTACCGCATTGTCGATTGCGCCATTTTCGGCAGAACCCGTTGTTGGCGTTCCGTCTTCATTCCACCGTCCGGGATTGTCAGTCCGCGCCATTTCTTTGAGACTGGCGAACGAGTCCGCCGTACGAAACGCCTTCTTTTGTGCGTTGAAGTTCCAAGCCATGTCTGTACTCCGGTTGAAGTATGTAACTCATTGGACTAGGCTGAGTTACGTCGCCTATTTTATTGAATGCGGCGAGCGGCAATGTGCTTGCGGCGGCCCGTCGCGGGTTCCCTTTCGGATTCGGCAGCCAGTATGACCGGCCCCTAGCCTAAGCGAAACTACCCTACGTGTAGCAAGCCCTGTGCCAATTCCCCAAAGGCCCATTTCTCGCTGTCACGTTACCTTTTCGCCACTGGCCGTTACCGAAAACGTTACCGCCCGGTATCTAGCAAGTTACGTGCCAATTCGGGGCGATAGTCCCATCGTTCTATATCAAACGTTTGGAATCCGCCACTGGCGCGGGGTTCCGGGCCGGAGTCGCAGGATGCCCCACAATCGCAAACTGGCGCGCAGCTCGTACCCTAGTACCCCGCATTTCAACCTAGCGAGAGAGGCAATAACTGTGCCAATTGGCCAGGCTGTGACGTCTCACACAGATAGCTTAGTGACGTCTCGCACAATCCAGAGAATATGACTTTCGTCTCAATGTTACCGTTTGGTAACGTGTTACCCCGTGGTAACGTGTGCCAAGAATCACCCAGCCCCATCCCCTCCCCGCGACCGGCCCGTGCAGGTGTTAGAGCAACTTCTAGTAAAAATATCTCAGGACAGTTTTTCACTTTTTGTTTCCAGAATTGTGTCGTGGGATTGCGCCGAGCTGTGAATCGCCTCGCGCGTCCAGGATTCAATCTCGAATGCTGTGTAGAATCCTAGAACTCGCGGGGCGGTCTTGGGATTTCCACAGGTTTGGGCCTGAACATATGGCGGAATATGGCGTCACGTCTACGCTTGAATGCTTCATATTCGTGGTCGCCAGACAGCCATTGGAAGTTGGCGTTATCCTCGTTGGGGAAGTCCCACCAGCTAGTGTGCAGCATGAACTGTGTTCCGTCGTATAGCTCGAACACGTATTGTTCGAACTCTGGCTCTGGTTTAGCTAGCCGCGCAACCGTGCCCCAATACTTACTATTCACCCAGGGGCAGTCGTCTAGGAACACGAACCCCTGCCCAACGTCTGGCCTTTCGTTTGTGGCTTGCGGTGTTGTCATGGTGTTATTACCGTTGGGGCCACCGTTGATAGCGTGGCCCCGAAGTGATAGCACTTTAGAATGGCGGCAGCCCTTCGCCATCCGAACCAGCCGCTTCTGCCTCGTCTTGCCGGGTGAAGTCGCAAGACTTGATCACATCGTTGACTTCGTCGATGTTGATCGGCTTGGCTTTGAGCAGCTTGGGGATGCGGGTTACGCTCCCGTCATACTCATTGTCCACCATCTTGAACAGGCCGATGAAGTGGCGACCCTTCAGCTTGCCGTAGTCGAATGCGCCCTCGTATGTCTTGTTGCCTTCTTCGTCGCGCGTTGCCTCCGCGAGGCCGATCTGGATAGCCCGCTTGGCCTCGGCCAGGGCTTGTTCGCCACGAGCCTTGGCGTCCTTGAGATTCAGGAAGCCGGCAGCCTCGCAGATTTGCTTGGCCTTGCGTGAACCGCTTGCCGCGCCCTGCATGCGACCCTTGTTGTCCTTGTCGCTGGTCGCAATGTAGAGGCGCTCGAACGCCTTGCGGCCATTCCACGGCTTTGTGCCAACGCGCAGCTCAAGGTTGAGCATAACGCCGGTTCCGTCCTTGGTTTCAACCCGTTCGGCGGAGCGGATTTCCACCACAACGGGCTCGTCGGGATTCATTTCCCGCACCTGTTCCGACACTGGAGCGTCGAATACATCGTCTTCCATTCCTTCTACCATCTTACTTCTCCTCTGTTAGGAACACTTTACGCAAAATACGTCCAAGGTCCGGCAATTCAAAGTCGTCAAGAGCCCCGGACCTATCCTTGCTCTTGTAACGTGGGTCTGTGTTGGGGGTACACTGGAGCAGGCGCTCCATCTTCGGAGAGTCTGGCGTTTTCCTGCATATCCTGTAGCAGAAAATCTCATCGAAGATTGGGCCAAGAGCGTCTTTCATCTTCTTGCCGGGAAACGAGGGGCCATACTGGATGTCGCTGTTCTCGTTCTCGTCAATGTGCGTAATGAAGATTGAGGACATTGGGGCGTCAATGATTAGCCCAATGTAAGCCTCCATTGCGTCGGCCATTTCACCGTATGCGCGCTGGACGTTACCCTTGCTTCCGAGGCTTCGCTCCTTGTCCATCTTCAGGCGCAGAACGTCCTTGCCAACCTCGTCTAGTCCGTCGATGATAACCCACTTGAACCGCTTGTGAGCCTCCTTTTTGATGTAGTCCGCAGCCTCGCGAAACTCCTCTCCCGTTTTGGGCGAGAGGCACGACACTCCGGTGAAGTCCCGGCCAAGGTATTCCGGCAGGCCCCTTGCCTTGATTACTTCGGCAGGAACCGGCTTCAGGGCCAGTTGCCCAGGGTCTGCCGCCACCAGAAGAATCTCCTCCGGCTTACAATCCAGAGACTTGATAAGCGACGTCTTACCCCGCCCATCCTCGCCGTAGACCAGGAATGTGATCTTCCTCGTCGAGAGTATATCACCCACCGTTTTCAGTTGCAACTTTCACCTCCAGGTTCTCCGCCGTCTTGGCGCTAAATGAGATTCTCGTTTCCAACCCGTCCTCTTGTTTGATGTGCATTATCCTGAACGGCGGAACGACTAGCTTTCCATCTGCGCTCGCAAATCCCTGTACGTCTTCAAGAACAATAGATACGATGTCGGGTACGTTTAGTATGTGCGCCACTATTCCGCCTCGTAGGAAACGCGCAGCTTACCGTCCCAACGTCCGCGCCTATTCATGAACATTTTGAACAGGACCGGCTGGCCGTCGAGTACCGCACCCGCCCCAATTATTGGCTTGGTCTTGTGTCCCCTGCCATAGGCAAAGGCATATGCATCGGTGTCAATCAGACAGCCACAGGCCATGCCAAAGATTGCAATGTGCGGGGTTGTGTGCCACCACATTCCAAACGAGCCGTGGTGGTGCCCGATTACCGTTGCTACCCCGTTCGCAGACGCAGCGTTGGCGTAGGGGTACTTGCCGCCAGAGTTGGTCCCGTGCTCGAACACAACGTCGCCCATCCGGTGGTGTTCTGCCCACTCCCACCCAGCGGGGGCCTTCAGCACGTCGCGGACTGTGGGAATAAACATTTCGGGAAGCCCAATCTCGCGCATTTTATTCCAGGCCCTGTCTGTGTGATTCGACCGACAGATTAGGGCGTCTGGAAACTCTTTGTACCAGCCCTGAAGCTCCTCAATGGCTTTCTCGTACTCCTGCCCCGCAGACATACCATCGGCATCCTTCTGGTAGTTGCTAATGGCGTGCGAGTCAATTTCGTCGCCAAGAAATACAGTTGTGTCCGTACCGTGGACATCCTGAATCTCTTGACAGAAGGCCAGGGCGTCCCGATGAATGAACGGGGCGTGGAGGTCTGGAATCACTAGGATTCTCCGACCGTCCGTACTTACATCCCTTCGTTTCTTTCTTGCTTTCACGTTGTTTCTCTTTCTAAAGGTCGTATTCCCCGGCAATGAACTTGAGCAGGTCTTTGACTATCCACTTGTTTACCTTATCCGATCTCAGCGCCGCCAGATTTCCCTTCCATCCCTTTAGCGCCTCTGGCCAGTAGCACACAAAGAGGAAGTGAACGCCGTCCCTTTTCTCGATGTGTGCCACTATTTCAGCCAAAGTACACATACCTATCGGCTTCTCGTCGTCGGGCGGCTTCCTGTTCTCAAAGTTCCCAACAGGCAGCTTTCTAACCCTTTTCATTTACGCAGCCTTTGCTTGGGCTGCCTGCTTTTTCTTCGTCGCGCGCCGGATAAGAGCGTAGATACTTGCAATGATGCCAAAGATGCCAGCAACGGAGACGCCCCCGATTGCCACGCCCTCAAGCGCAAAGTCGTTTCCATCTTTTGCGGTGTCGCTGAACTTGATTTGATACAGATTCCGCATCTCCGGCGACATTGCGTCGAGCTCGCTTTGTGAGACTTCCGTGGGCGAGCCTTCCGGTAGCTGTTCCGAGTCGATTGCCTCGTACAGCGTTTCCCCGGCAGCGTTCTTTTCCGGCTTCATAAAGAGCGCGTCGGTAGAGGCACAGCCAATAACCACAAGCACGGTCAATGCAAGAATCAGCACTACAATAGCGATTTTCATCTTACTCCCTTGTGTTGGATTGCAACACGACGATCAACTTAGATCGCTGGCCGCAATACGGTCTTCTTCTTGTCCGTCTTTCTTTTTACCCATATGGCCGCAGCTACAATGGCGACCGCGAGCACGACTACCCTACACATCCTCAACATCCGGCCCTCCTTCGTCTGGTTTTAGCAGAACCTTTATCATGTCTACCGCCCCCTGAACAAACAGGTATATTCCGAGTATCCAGTAGCTGTCCGTCGGCAGCTCTAGTGCCGGTATGGAGAGGATGCCCGCAACCGACACCGCCAGCTTCTTGCTGTTCCAGTTGGATTTTCCCAGCTTTTCAAAAAAACTTGCGCTCATTGGCCCTTCCTCCCTTGGTTGTCCAGCCTGTTGACTCTGAACTCTAACACAGCCGTTCGGCTCACTAACTGTTGAATCTTGCTCGCGCCCCATCCGAGCCTTTCGTTGATCTTCTCGTCGGACTTCTCCAGCACCGCGTGGTTTTTCATAACGCCGTTGATTCGCTCTTCCATTGTGGCCATCCTGTTGTCGATGCTTGACAGCTTCCGTACTGCTAAAATCATGAGCGGAACCGCCGTCGCCGAGCAAAAGGCAAGTATAGCCTGCCACCACTCCATCTATTCCTCCTCCCCGAATTGAAAAATGAACCTATCAAGAATGGCACGAACCTTTTTTGCCATCTCGTCGACGTCGTCTGGAATCCTATATTGGTCGGGCCATTCGTCGTCAATAAGCTCTACTATTTCTTGCGCCACTTCCTCGGTGTTCATGGCTCCCTCCGCATCACACAGGTTCGTAAGTCGCCTCGAAAATGTCCGGTTTGCACGGATACCGCTCGCCCTTCGCCCCGGCGATGATCCAGTCGTTGACGGACACGTGGAGACTCCCCTCTAACGTTTCGCAGAACCAGCCCCTTGTGATCCCCTTGAGCTTGCCGCCCATGTAGATCAGCCCAAGGCGCTCCGCTTCCGCGTCCGTCCCGTCCCATTGCTCGGCCTCGATCACCACGGGCTTCTTGCGAAACATCGCCATGTTCACTCTCCCAAAAACTCCAAGTAATCGCCAGTATCAACGCAGGTAACCCGCAGTCGCGGCGGGGTTTCTGTGCCCCACAATTCTACTTCCCACACCGTCTGCGTCGATAAATCTTCGCTGACAATCCGGCCCTGTTGCCCAAAGAAGAATTGCGTCTCCACGTTCTGGTTCGGCTTCCATCCGTACAACAGCGCCACGCCCCACGGTGCCATACGGATACCGTCAACCTCGCCCTCGCGAATGGTCATTACGCGCTTGCGGTACGGGATAGGCTGGTCGCTGGATAGCGTGTGCCTGTCAGGTCGCCATAACCACGAAGCATGATACTCCGTGCCCACGCTGTCCCCGTGGTCAACGTTCTGTATGCTCCCGCGCCCGTTGGGACGGTCGAGTGGTATCCATGCAGCGAACCCGTCCGCGCGGACTTCCGGCGTTCCAGCGACGCCGACGCGCACATGTCCCGGTAGCGTATCGAGCCATTGGGTCGTGCCGCAGCCCGCAAGTGCGAGCGCGAGGATGAGCAGGCTAAGCCGCAAGTTGCACCTCCTCCAGAATCGCGAAGCCCCGCTCCGCCGTGCAGTCGCCGGAGCCTACGGCCTCGCGGCGAATCACAAATGATGGTGTCCCGCCCGCTGCCTGTAGTGTGCTGCCGTTCGGGAGATTCTGCGCGGTGGTGCCATTGTAGCCGCGTATGACGGTCAATGTGTTGGTGTTGACCGCCGTGACGAACATGAGTTCATCCGTCTCCACGCAACGAACCACCGTGTTCGCCGACAAGCCTGTAGCGTCGGCGACGACAAGGGCGGTATCTGTGTCGTCATAGCCGGGGCCAAAGTCGATGGTTGAGGTCCATTCGTCGCTACCCCCGTCAATGTGCATCCGGTACGCGGCGGGGCATTCGGTTGCACCCATGCTTTGCGCGTACCCTTCGATATCATCGTCAACTTGCCTGCGCCCGCTCGTGGTGCCGCCAGTTGGCCCGGAACTGAAATAGCCGCAGGCGAAGATTCCGCCGTCTCCTGGGGTGCTTGAGAAGCCCACGAACTGGCCGGTGTTCGTCGAATTGGTAGTCAGCGCTACGCCAATAGTCGCCACGTAATGCTTGGTCTCGACCGGGAACGCGAACACGATGCTCGGCACCGTGTCGCTTGTGTTGGCGATTGGGAAAGAAGCCGCAACGGGCGTAACCAGCCGGTCCCATATTGTCGCACCAGCCGGGACGGTTACCTGTGTCCCGTCGTTTTCCGACCTTGCACCAATCGTAAATGTACCCCCACCAGCCGCGACAGTAACGAGTATGCGCTTGAGACAGCCGACGCCGGGCGTCAATGGAAGTCCCGTAGCAGATGTCTCGGCACCGGTGGTGCGCACATCGCTGACGCTCACCGCCGTACTTAGCCCCTCTGACTTCAACGCAATGAACGTCGCATTGGTCGCGGAGTAGCTATACAGGAGAGCAACAGCCGCATTCTCACTGAACTGCTGGTGGCAGACTTCTAGAAGATGCACGCCCTCTGCAAGATTGATCGTCTGGACCGGCGTCACGATGTTCGTGGCGTTCGTGTAATCTTCCGCCAGCACTTGCACTGTGGGATTCTTATAGACCGTCGCCCGACTTCCAGCCTGCGCCGTTACTGACCCCGTGCCCGTGGTCTTGCGGTGCTTGATTACGAGATTGCCCGCATCCGTGGTCGTAATGCTGATTAGCCCACAGACGGCAGCAGAGTTGGCAAGGTCAAGGATCAGCCCGAAGCTGCCGAACGCCAGCGCGTCCCCCAAGCCGCCCGCGAGCATGGCCATGGAAGTGGCACCAATTCGCCCGCAGGCAATCGACCACATACCCTCAGCGCCGCTCGGAACGTCCAGCGCAAGATTGATGCCGCTGTTGGCCGCTTCCGTCCCAACCGCCAGATCGACCGGGATCATGTAGGTCGTGTTGGCTTCAAGCGGGATGGTGATGTCGGCCTCGTAGACAGTGGTGGAACTGACCGACACGCCAGAGGGCATCACATATTGCAAGGGCAACGCAGAACTGCCGCCTCCCCCGCCGCCCGCTTGCGGCTCGGCCTCTGGTCTATTTCTATTTCTATTTCTACTCACGTTTAGGCCTCGTCAATTGCATATTCAAGTGTCGCAGGAAGTTCGGCTCCTTCGAGCACGATTTCAAGCTCGCCAACGTCGGTTTCTGCGGTCGCAATATAAACAAGGGAGCCGCCACGAATACCTTGGCTTGGAATCGCGCCCTCTGCGGCAAGCGTGCGAATGTTGCCAGCCGTTTGGGTTGCCGTCGCCAATACCGCTTCCGCGTCTGGCGGAAGCACCTCAAGTGTTATTGCGACTTCGCAGCGCAGCAGCCCGAAGTATTCACAATCGGGCGGGAGCCTGAAGTTGATGAAGTTTCCCGTAACGTCAAAGTTGTAATAGCGGTGCGTCTCTCCGTCTCCGACTGGTCCAGATACAGAGCTTTTCAGGCCATGTGATCTTGCTGGCATAGTAGATCTCCTTTCGGTGTTTTACTGGCAAAATGTTAGTTTATGGGTCAACGCCAATCAGTTCGTTGCCGTCGCGCTGGTACACCTGTCCATCAGCGATAGGGCCAAGACGAAGGTGTACCCCGTCTACCAACCATGCACCACGAACTTCTTGGTTGATCTGTGTTGCAGACGAAGCCGTACCACTGCTCATGTTCATCCCAGAGGCAGCAGCTTCTCCTATTTCAACCCCGGAGGAGCTTCCAGCTGAAACGTTCACTCCAGAAGCTGTGGCTTCTTGTGCTTCATCATCTTCTGCCGTCGCGTTCCCAACAGAATCGTTAGTTCCACTTGCCGTTACTGCTCCTACCTCTACGCCATTTGCGCTCCCAGCTGAGACATTCGCCCCGGAGGCAGTAGCTTCTCCTACTTCCACCCCAGCCGCGGTTCCCGATGACACGTTCGCACCCGACGCCTCGCCCGCGCCAAGCTCTACCCCAATAGCCGACCCCGCCGACGTGTTAGACCCAGAGGCGGTAGCTTCCTGTTCGTCAGCACCAACCGTGGCTGAACCGAAAGACTGGTTAGTGCCGGATGCGGCGGATTCGCCCACCTCTATTCCAGTTGTGGAGCCGCTGGACTGGTTGCTCCCCGAAGCCGTCGCTTCTTGCGTCTCTACACCCGCGTCGGGTGTCTCGAACTCAACGTCGGCCACCTGTACCGCACGCCTGTTGCCGCCGGGGCCGGAGACCGTACCACCCGCCGTGATCACCAATTCCAACGTGGAGTAGTCAGTAATCGTGCCGGTGACCGTAACCTCAAACGTCTGGTAATTTTCAGTGAGCGTCTGCGCGCTAAGTGTGCCAACCGGAGTACCTTCACCATCGGCCAACAGGTCCGCTGCGATGGTTCGCGCGTTACCCCCAGCCGCCTCTTTCTTGGCGCGCACCCTCAACGTGCGGGTGCCGGTGTCAGGTGCCGAGATACTGGATAGCCCAACCGTGCACGAGCCGTTGGTGTTTCGGTCGATCTCGATATTGTCGGCGTCGCCCGAGCCGACGGCATCGTCGGTCTTGGACCACAAGGGGGTTGTGGTCCAAGACCCGGCGTTTATGTCTGCATCTGGTCGGGAGAATTGCGCCATGTTAGCTGATTTCCATGTCGGCAGCCGTGATGCGAAGAATGCCTTGTGCGGCAAACACCTTGGATGCGCTCAATGCGGCCCAGCCTTTGAATGTTCCGCCCGAAGATGCGGTCCAGAAGCCAACGTGTGTATACGTCCCCGCTGGAACATCAAACTCGGCAGGCAGGCCGGTATCCACCGCCGCCAACCCACCTGACGCGGCGGCGAACGAAACAGCCTCACGCGCATAAGCAGGACTGCCACCCGCAGCCTCGGCATTGCCAGAGTCATCGGGTTCGGCGGTATGTGCGCTCATGTGCGTAACAGAAGCAAGACCATCCGTGCTATCCACAAATGCGTTTCTTTGAACAACAGTAAAACCCATTTCTCTCTCCTGTGTTATTATCCAACTGGCAAAACATCCAATTCAAACCAAACTCTTATGACCCCGCTGCTTCCGGGGGTCAGGTTGTCCAGCGTGTCGTTCGTTGCGGTAAGCGCGAGCTCTGGCTCGATTGCGGCGGCAAAGTCCCGGTCGCGCGGGAACAGGTCTTGCTCGTAAGCATCTCCGGCGTTCGCACCGCCGTTCTCGTGGACCTCGCGGTCCTCCATATATCGGTCTGTGTCACCTGAGATTCCCACGCGGGCCAGGATGCTGAATCCGGCATCGCCGCCTACTAAGGGGGCCGGAAGTTCCAAGACGCACGACTTTATGGCTGTTCGGGCCGCCACTGTATCCAAAGGGAACGTCGCCGTCGCGCCCCCTGCGGCAATGATTTCGTCGGTTGTAACATCGGTGAACGCCCATCCACCTGTTCCAGACAGCCGCTCTCCGTTGAAAAACAGGCGACCAGTACCGCTATTTTCGGCATTCTGATCCTTGGTGCGAATATGAACGTCGGGAACATCGTCGCCGCCGGGGCCATCATATTCTAGCCCGATTTCGACACCGCTTGCAATCTGCGAGGTATCGTCGGCCCTTGCGCCAATGGCCAGCTTGCCGTCAACCCGCGCTACTCCAGCCTCTCCAATCGCTAGAACGCCGCGAACAACAGAGGGAATTACGGCGGGTAGCCGCGCCCTGTTGCGCAGGAACGTGTCGCTAAATCCAAGATTGGCGGGAGCGGTCAGAACCGTGCCGGGGCCTATCGCCGCAAGCCTGTTGCCCGCCGCGTCATATGCTACATCTCTAACCGTAACGGGCGGCGCTCGCCTATTCGGATCATCGGAGTTTGGCTCCGACCTCCCCATGTCGTATACAGGTATGCTTATATCGTGCGCGACCAGCGGCACCTCGTTCCACTGTTTCTCGGTGAAGCCAACCCGCTCGCGCCAGTGCCCGTCCCGCTCGGACTCATCTTGTCCGGCTCTTTGTCCCCCACGAATGGGGCCGGAGGGTCCGCTAACGTGGTTCGGGTCAGCGTGGGATGGGATTCCGTTGCCATCTCCCGGCGCAAACGCGCCAATGATTCCGATTCCGTCTGCCTGCCCGGGAAATGCCGGAGGGTTTAGTGCAATCCCTATAGCGTCTGGTATTGGGTGAAAATATGCGCTCGGCGACTCCACCTCGGTTGGTGTCCCGCTGGACGGTCTTCCGTTCCCGCCAACGCCGTCATCTAGAATGTTGCTAATGCCACCGTCGCCACCATTGCCAGCACCGTTAGTTCCGCCAGCGCCAGAGTCTACGCTTTCGCCGATTGCAGAGCCGGGGGTGCGAGAATAAGAGGCATGGCCACGGTCGAGCGGGTTCCGTCCAGTTATAGGCCCACGGCGGCCAGGTCCACGCTGTCCATCATCTTGCGGTCTGTCGCCGTTGTCCCTTTCGCCGGGAGGCCCCTGAGACTCGCCAATTCGACGGAGCCTATTTCCGGGCTTGCCCATCGCTCCGGGCGCACGCCTAGCCTCGCTCAGCTCTTTTAGCGTCTGCCTCGTTCTGGCGCGATTCCTTGCGCGACGTTCAGCCCGCTTGCGCTCCCTTTCGGCGCGTTTTTCGGCACGCTTTCTTGCGCGCTCTTCTCTTTTCTTGGCCCACTTGGCGCGGAGACGTGCGGAGTAACTATCACGTTCAGCCTGAACCCTGCCGCTACCGTTTCCGCCATTGTCGCCGCCGTTGTTATTTCCAGAGCCGCCACCACCATCCCCACCGTTGCGTCCGTTTCCGGGGCGCGCAGCGCCGCCATTGTTTCCACCGCCGTTCCCATTGTTGGGAGGCTGCCTAACGCCGGGATTGGGACGTGGCCCTCCGGGGCCTCCACCGCCACCGCCTCCGGGGCCTCCACGAGGGGGACTTCCGCTGCCATCGGGCCATCTTCCGCCGCCGCGCCCACCAGGAGGGGTAGTGCCCGTGCTTCCACCTGCGGGAGGATTGTATTTTGTAAAGTCAGCCCATCCCTGCGGGCGGTATGCGCCTTGCAGCTTCTGGCCTAGCCACCAATAGACCCAGTCCTTATCCCACACTATTTCAACAGGAATCTCATACAGGCCGCGCTCTTTTGCGCGATATTCGATGTCGGGAGAAAACGGAATTGGCCCCGTCTGCCCATAGTGCGAGGGCTTGCGCGGGTCGTTATAATTCCACAGGGAATAGCTCGCCAGCGCTCCCGATTGCACGGCAAGGCCAGAACTCCCAGGCCCCATAATCAGGTGTTTGCCCATTGACGAATAGGCCAGCGGGCCGAGGGCGTCAACCGAAAGCAGAGCGATAAAGTTGGCAATCCCACCGCCAGAGAACATCGCCGCGCCAAGCCCGGAACCGTGCCACGGGTCTTTCGACTTCCATATTGGCCTGATCGGGTCGGCGACACCAAAGTTCAGGGCGACAATCTTGCGCTTCTGGTCTGGCGGTACAGCGTAATTCCCAATCTTGATCGGGTATTGTTTGGGAACGTCGGCAATCCTGAATATGGTCGAGATCGGAGCCCTGTGCGTCATCGACAATGTAGAGCCGCCGATTCCAGTTTCTACGTCGTGAACGAGGCTAGAGTATTCCGGGCTATCTACACCAGAATGCTGAGCCACAATCGGCGAGAATGGAAATATCAGGGGCTTGCGAGAATCGTAGGGATGTCCAGTGCCGCGCACGACCAGCGTGTTTACGTTCTCTGGAATCTTTAGCTGACCGGTGTAAACGGTTGAACCGTCCTTGCGCTCGACGAAGTCAGCGTCTGTCTCGTGCCTATCCTTCAGCACCTTTAGAAAGTGAGCCTTATCATCGGGGTTTGGAACATACGTCATCCCCGCTTCTACTTTCGGCGAGCGGCTAATGCGCGCAGCGAAGATGAAGCTACGGGAGCCGGAACCGCCGCGAGGAAACGGTAAGGCGTTCGGTCCCTGCTGTTTGTGATCGTGTGCCCAATAGAGCGTATTAGGCCAGTCCGTTTTCTTATGAATGCCAAAATCTTTTCTGAACTCTCCGGTTTCGGGCAGAGCCTCGGCGGTCAGCGTCAGGTCGGCGCGCGCCCTCTTGCGAATGTTCCAGTGGACCTCGAAAATCGGGATTCCACCAGTTGCCCAATGTTGATAGTCCATGTTGTTTTCTTCAGACCAAAATCTTGATGTTGTCCTTGTTATAGTCCTTGCGCTTGAACATCAGCTCGATTTGCCCAGGCTTGATTGAATAGTTGGTCGTAATCGAGTAAATCTTTCCCGGTTCCATCCCAACCTGCACCGACATTTCGTTACACTCGCCACCAGCTTCGATTCCGTCGACAAGTGGCTGGATTCCGCCCACACGAATTGCCCCCATCGTTTGTTTGTTGTACGACTCGACAACCTCGGCGGTCACCATTTCGGCAATTTCGTCTAAGTCCGCCGCGTTGAGGAGCTCTGTGGCCAGCTCGTCTCCGGGAGCGGCAGCAGGGCCGCTTAGAGAGGGCCTTGACAGCTGTGCCGCCGTGAAGGCAAAGACCGCAGACACGCCCTCTGCTGGCAGGACTAGGTCTCCGATTCCGCCCGTGCTAAATGCTGGCTTTGTTATGCGATGCTCCCGGAGCTGGAGGTTTGGGAGGTATGCCGGAGGCCTCACGGGGGTGCCAGATGCTATTATTCGCACAAAATATCCGGCCCCCATCCGTCCAAGCTGCTTGGTTATTGTCGCGCGAAGTGGCGTGTTTGGGTCGTCTTCTGTGTCCCGATGGAGGTCTATAAGCCCCCCCAAAGACAGGGGCTCTAACATTGTTCCTATAATTATGTCTCTCGTCACCAGGTTGTTGTGGATTGTTGGCTCCAGAGCTATCAGCATTTCTTTCCCGTCGCCAGTAAAGAACGATTTGAAGGGGGCGGGCTGCGTTCCCGGAAAGGTTCTATTACTAGAGAAGCGATACGACTCGCTCATGATCATGTCGGCCATCACGGGTCCGGGTCGCGAGCCGGGGGATAGCACCTCTACCAGCCTGCCCCTCCTCTTTACTATCGTGTAGTCGCAGAAAACATTTTCGCCCTGTTCGGTTCCGCCATCTGCCTTTAGCCGCCCAAGCCGCACCCTCGACCACAGCCTTTTTCCGGCCTCGGACTCCACCCTAAAAACCCGTCTCCACGTTGCGGATATTTCGTTTTCAATGTATTCAACTTCGGCGGAATTAGACGTCTGCTGTCCTGCGGCATCTACTGGACGCGGAAGCCTTTCCTCTTTGAAGTAGTTATCTCCGATGTAGCCTTCGGTCAGCGTTGGGCTGGAAAATCTTTTAGGGAGGGGCCTTGTTCCCCATCCGTTCGCTCCAAACTCCCCGACCGTAACCCATCGGTACGTGGGCCGTATGGCGGTCACGTCGTCGCTTGCGCGCATCACGTTTGTGAGAAACATAATGCTGCCCGGAGAGATCGTGGTAGAGATCTCCATTGCAAACTCGCGCAGAGCCTGAAACACCAGGGTAACGTTCTGCGGCCTGCTCGCGACAACATCTCTTTCGCCGTAAAAGCTACCAGAGGTCGCAACGTCAAGCAGAGCGGATAAGTCCGTCCTCTCGGTGGTCCTGTCCGTTAGATACAGCTTTCCGTCGATGCCGACAATTAGGGTAAAGCCGTAGTGTTTCAGCAGGGGTCCGAGAGTTTCTTTCAGGCTTCCCGCCACAAATCCACCCATCCCCGTTCGGTCGGTATTGCCCAGGTTGTTTGGGATAACCTCGGTGATTCGCAGGGCGTTTGCGGCTGACATGTATTTTGGATTGTCGAAAGCGTAGTCAATCGCATAGCCCATGTTGTCTATAACGTCATTGACGTAGTGGTCGAGCTGCCAAGGAACATCTGGCCCCATCCCGCCGGATGGGTCGGGCATAAAGGAATCTTCGTCAATTCCACCATCCTCGAACTTCAGGTTATACTTGGCCGACCTCTTCCCGTATTCGAGGACGCCGCGTATGTCTGCAACCTGGGCAATCCACAGGTCGTCGTTTAGGTCTGATTGAACAATCCCAAGCAGATACCATCCCGCCCACTCTACCGTCCTGCTTCCGGTCGGGGTCCCGTCGGAGGTTGTTATCTCGAACTTGCACGCAGGGAACGTGTCTGCCGGGGTTGGTTGATTCGCTGCAACTATCGAAATGAAGTCATCGTACTGCGCCTTGAACTTATCGTGAAATACTACAGCGAATACGTGCGGCTCCAGGCCGACGCTTTGCTTGATTTCAAATGGCGAGCTGAGGGAAATTGGAATGGAAAACTGCGTGCTCCAGTCGGTATCCGTCAGGTGCATTGTTATTGAGTTCGGTGTGGCCATTACGGAGTTGCCTCCAGCTTGAACCTGAAGTATGTGTCAATCCTTGATTGCACGAAGACGTTAGCAAGCGCCCCGTCCCCAAGTGGCCCACGGCTAGAGCCCTTTTCCAGGTGATGATGGAAGTAATATCCCGTCTCGGTTGGGTCGGAGCGCTGAAGGTCTACCTCGCCAACGCCAACTCTCGTGATTTCGATCTGGATAACCTTTACTGGCTCCTCGTTGGGGAACTGTAGGCCGTGCAGGCCATCTCCAACCTGATATGGGAAAACCTCGCGCTCTAGGGAAAAGGAGGTGGTCCTCTCTAGCATTATAGCGTCTGTAAATCCGTTTATAAACGACAGCGAGAAGGATATGGACGGAGTCGCGTGGTTGAATGAAACGTCCGTAGACTTCAGCGTTAGGTCTTCGCCGTCAATTCCCGCCTCTGCGCGCGCTATAATATCAGCTTTTATGGCATCCCAATGGCTTTGCAGACTTCCCGTGATTGCGGGCCGATTCAGGACAACCTCTCCGATTATATTCACCGTCGATGGGGCCGCAGAGGAAGCCCCGATGTCCTCCAGGTCGGAATCGGCCTCCCACATTCCGGTCAACTCCGGGAGGCCCGTCACCATCCTAACCTCTTTTACGAGGTTGGTGTCACCGTCGCCTATTCCGCCAGGAACGAAGTCCTGCTCCTGCACCGTTATTGTAAACTCGAAGGTCCCATCTTCGGCGTTCTGCGTGTGCTGGTGAACAACGGTTAGGTTATCTTCGCCAGCGCCAAGAATGCCCAGGATGGACGCCCTGGCCTCGTCGAACAGGTCTTCCGCCGACGTGGCTTCGCCGATTAGGACAGAGCCGGCAGTTTCGGAGGCAACAAACACAGCAGATATAACTATATAGGTGAAGCCGGTTCCGCCGTCTAGGCCCACCTCGGTAATCTGCCACTGTCCGTTGTAGTTTATTGTGCCCGTTACCTGAGCGTATGGGGCCGAGGCTATGCCGGAGACAACCTCGCCAAAGTTTATTTTGGCAGCGCCGTCGTCGCTCACGATGCTCACTATAGCAACTGGGCCTATCGCCGCGCCTTCGATCAGCGCACTAAAAGAGCCGCCCGCAGACCTCGTTATGTTTCCGCCGCCGTCTCTAATTTCTGCAATTACGATGGGGCCGAGGAGTCCGTCTATGTCCCCTCCAATAGGAGGAACAACACCGCCGCCCCCGCCGCCCTGCTCAAGGTTCATGTCAGCAACAATTTCAAGGTAGCCGTAATAAGCTAGTGTCGTCTGCGCCTCGTCGGCCTTCATCGACACGTTGCTGGAAATGCTGATTGTTTCGCCGTCGTCGGTTCCCCAATCGAAGATTTTATTAGCAGCGTTGATCCGGTATCCGTGCGCAGCGACATTCTTCGTATTGAACTCTTGTTCGGTCGCGCGCCATCTTGCTGCAAGGTCGGCCTCGTTGTCAGCCTCGACGACGAACTCAATCGCGGCCATCTTAGATGTGCCGGTGCTGTCGCGGACAATAACGATCTGTGTTGTAGTCTTGCGCCATGCGCTGTTCAGCGAAACGCCGCCAACCACTACATTATATTCGTCGATTGAGGCCATTAGTCTTTTACTCCCCCGTCTATTTTGTTATTAGAAGGGCCAAAGGCCGAAACCCCATCTCGCAGCTTTCTTAGCTCCGTTCTCAGGTTTGCCGTTGCAACATCAAACGCCGGGTTGATTGCGTTCAAAATATCGACCTGCGAGGCGTTTACTGTCATATCGGCCAGCTTGATGGCGAGGTTGTTCCACGATGCGGTGTACTTGTGATACTGGAGCTCGCGACGTCGAAGTTCGGTGTCGATCTCGTTGTATTCCGCCAGTGTTATACCGCCAGATGCAACGGGGAAGTTTCGCCACCCATCCTTTTCGCCAGCTCCAACATTGTCAATTCTTCGGTTGGATCGCGCAGCCCGGTCCATCGCGGCGATATAAGAGCTATCGCTGATCATTCCCAGGGACCTTTTGATCGTTGTTGACCATGCCGACAGACCGCTGAGTATCTTAGCTAGTCCGGCCCCACCCTGAGAAATCAGCGAACCAGTAGCAGCGCTAAAACTCCCAAAGTCCTCATACGCCTTTGCTTTTATCGTTTCAGGGGCCGTCCATATTCCACCCTTGTAACCAGCTTGCGCCGCAGCCACGTTCATTTTCTGAAACTGTATGTCTGCAGCCGAGCTCAGCATTATCGCTATTAGGCCGGCCCCTGTGAGTCTCAGCCTTCCGGCGGGGTTTCTAATTATGTTTGTAACGGACCTGGCCCGGTAGCTGAACATTCCGCCAGCGTCATTTCGACTTTGAAAACTTCCGAGCGCTGCAGCCCAAACAGACTTTGTTGTGCCAGCGTTGGCGGCTCCTCCAACTATTGTCGGAAGGGCTCCAAGCCTCCGGCTCACAGGGGCGCTCGGCTGCGCAGCCTTCGGCGGGTCTATAATAGGCGATCTCGGAGCTCGATGAACGGTGTTTACCGAACCATCTATACCGGCAGAGGTCGCAACTGGTCTGGCCCCCGGAGTGGTCGGTCGCGTCTTTACCTCGCCGACAGGCTCACCGAGCCTCGACTTGGAATAAACCGAGGAGTAGATGCCCATCACGTCGGGATTTCCAGGAGACAGGTCTACTGTTCTGGTTTTAGACCTAACCTGCCATCCCAGGAACTCCCTGGCTCCGTGCTGTTGGCGGTGCACCGCCCTGGCAACAAGGGCCTCCAGCCTATTTATGTCATGCGCACGCTGAGAGGCGGCCATCGCAAGGATGCGTCCAGCCCTAGCTTCGGCCTTGCGTTGCAGCATCTGCTCCGGGAGCCAGGTTTGCCAGCCCCAATTTTTTCCGTCGGGTGCGGTTGCGGCCATGCGCCTAGCCATCTACCACCACCTCCGCCACTCGATAAACGCGAGCAGAGCAAGAAAGACCATCAATCCAATCCACACATAGAGCATCGATCACCTGTTATTCCTCCCCGATCTCTCTGTCGATCTTGTAGGAAAACTGGACAATCTGCAGCACATAATCTATCCCGCCCTCGCCAACAATAGCCTGCTGGCCGGAGTCGTGGAAAGCGAAGATTCCGTCGTCGGCCCTCGACTCTTGCATTAGCTCGATAACGGCGTCTGTCAACTTGCTTAGTTCGTCGTGGGCCGAGTCGACGAAGGCGTCCGATGCGGATTTCACGATTACAGCAACCGCAAACACCCGGTCCCATATTTCGCCATTCACACTATGCAGCTCGCCACCCATGTCCATAACGGCAGCCGATGGAAATTGCGGAATGCGAGACAGGCGCTCTAGGTCGATGTCGGCGGTACGCACAACGCGGCCAAATGCGGGCTTGGTGCCAATTAGCAGCGCGCGGAGAGCCACAACCTTTGCGTTGATATATTTAGATGGCGTCGTCTTTGCCATTATTCCTCCGGCTCCTCATATCCAAGGAACGAGGTTATCGCGCCATATTCAAACGGCACGGGTCCGGCAGCCCCGCCGACATCGTGAGACAGGAGGGTTATGTTCGCAAGTGCGGTATGCTCTACGCCCCTGCTTGCGTGCCATCCATTGTCAGCGCAAACAACAAACGGAATATACAGCGCGGGATAATCTTCGGGGGCCTTCTCGTCTCGAATTACTATTGCGTTATACTCGGAGGCTCGCAGGATGTGCCCATACTTGCCAACCGCCCCAGGCCTAAAGTACAGCCCGCTCGACCTCTTGTTGGTGATGAGGGTTAGGTATTCCTCTGTCAGCTCTGACAGGGTTAGGGATACCTCAATCCAGTCGCCGGTAATTCTTGCGTGTGTGGGAGTATTGTTTCCCTTCGTGCCCGAATGGACGTTGCTCCCCATCTTCCATTGCAAGACCTCTTCGAGGCGGCCAACCCTTGTTCCGCCGAGCAGGTCCGGGGCAAGGTCGTCTAGGCCGCGATTGATAAGGAAGATTCCCCCGCGCAGCTCCATTGGTCCTTCGGTGATCATCTTACCCTTCCCTTTGGCTTCTTCGGTCCCGCTGGCGGCCTAAGCGCCATAAACGCTGCGTCGATGTTGCGCTTGTCTTGCTTCGTTATCATCACCGGCGGCCTCGGCCTAACCAGCCCCGCTTTGGCGTGAACAAACCCCGCCTGATGAAAGTGCGAGTATGGGGAATTATTCACCGAGTTGAACACCCAAGTCACGGTCTTTCCACTCAGCCTAAACTTTCCTAGAGTAGATTGCCTGCGTCTCATTGCGCCGGTTCTAATCAGGATTCTTGAATCTCCCCGTTTCACCGCAATGGTCGATGGCCGAAGTTGCCGCCATCTGTTGCCGCCGTGGTGGGCGTGGCCCTGATTGGAAAACGCCATCCGATTATCTTGCCTCAGCCGCTGTAGGACTAGGCGTCCGGTCTCCGCAATCTGCTCTTTCAGCAGAACAACGTTGTAGGTCGCAGAGCCGGGAATCCTGAAGTGGCCAGCGTGCGAGATAACCATCGGCATTATTGACCGTTCTCCACAAGTCTGATCTCGCTCGACCTTACAAGGCTGGTCAAAATCTCCAGGGCCTCGATTGTGTCGACGGCCTCCTGAATGTTTTTGAATCCATCTCGGTCGATCTTAGAGGTAACAACCCCAAGGGCATCCTCTATCATCTTTTTGGCCTTAGCCTGTTGCTCGTCCATTCCAATCTCCCTATGAAACGGTCCAGTAAACAGGAGTCCCGTCGTGGGCAATACTCCTGCCGAATAACTCGTTGAACATCCTTTGAAACGGCGCGGTTCCCATCGTGTTGCTTCCAACAAACTTATCCCCGCGCTCAAAGGGCAGCAGCCCCTCCACTAGCATTACCGACCGATTCGAGTCGACCAGCGACATTACGCCAGCAACTAGCTCGTCAATATCAATAGAGCCAGTACCGGCCACGGTATCGGTCTCAATCACGATTCGGGGATTCTCGCCAACATCCTTTGGCACTACAAACGCCAGAGTTGCGCGTGTCACCACGTCGGCGGTAAGGCTTCCTATTACGATGGGCGTAATTGAGAAGTGGTCGGTGGGTGCGGAGGCGGGCCCGCTCCTAAAGATAAAGTTCAGGTTGCCGGTAATGGTCCCCCGCCGAGCAAATAGGAACGTCTGGAACTGTGGAACCCCAACCAGGTTGCCAACCAGAGGAAACTCAATCTCGTTAGCGTTGTCGTCGCCAATGTTCAGGTTCTGCGTTCCCCGTATCGGTGTCGCGTCATTCAGGGTCACGTTTTCCGGATCACCGGAGAGGATTAGTGCTCCGTGAATCTTGCCGACTTCATCGTCCTCGCCGATCTGCTCTCTCTCGAAGCCGCCGTCTCTGACCATGTTTCTGCTGTCGGCCCCGTTCATGCTCTTGAGGATGGCCTCGTCGGTGGTTACTAGCGAATGAATCGCTGCGCTGAACTCGTCGGGGGTCTCTCCCCAATTGTAGAGATAGCCATCCCTGTCATCTCCCGTTCCCTGGTCCTCGCTCAGCGCCTTCTTGTATTCCCCGCCGCGCAGGTTGAAGTGTCCCTCGCCACCGGAGGAGATAGCAACACACTTCATCGTCAGAGATTCGGTGTGCCCGCAATCTAGGTCGAGCTCGTCGGCCCCTGTCCATAATTCAATAGCTACGCCGTCGCCAGAGTTTCCACCATCTGGCGTTAGCGCGACCTTACTTGCGCCGCGAGTCTCGATGGCCTCCGAATCGGCCAGCAGCTTCTCGTTGAACAGGCTAATGTTCGCGGCTTCGCTAGAGGTCGGCGTCGTGTTTCCGGCATATTCCCCAAGCGGCATGTGAATCTGGCGCATCAAGTCGTCCATCACCGCCCAAAATCCATTGGCGGCATCTTCTTGATCGAGCCTGTACTCCTCGAAGATTGACATCCACTCAGCCGGAACATCCGCCGTTACTATCTCATCTTTCAGGGCGCGAATCTTCGGCCAGAAATCAGTGTTGAGGTAGGCCCTTGCGTCCTCGCGAATCTCGCTGAGGTCTCGCAGTAGCGTCCTGACCTGTTCTTTTGTTTTAGCCATCGTTCATCTCCCCTTACATGCACTCGAACGGGTTGACTCCGTCCGTTGGCTTCCATCCCGTTCTAACACTTCCAGTTTGCGCCCTACGCGCGGCGGCAACCCTCATCTTGCGATGCATGTCCATTTCCCTGTAGATTGAGTCTCGCGACTGAATAGACACGTCTACGTTTAGCCTTCCCGCCCAGGTTGACATAAGGTGATGTAGGGCAAGTTGGGCGGTGTAAGAAACAGACAGATCATCCTCATCTTCGAGGTCCGACCCCGCCCCCATAAATGGCTGGACCTCGGCGGCGGACAGGTTTATCGCCTCGTCTAGCTTCGCCTCGTCCGTTGCTGGCTTGGTAGCGGGCGGCGTTGCCACCTCGTTCCAGCTTTGATTCGTGAGGTCGGCAAGCAGGCTTTCGCTAACTAGGGCCTGCATCGTCTGTCTAACCGCCTCTATAAATAGCGCTGTTGCCATCTGATAATTCTCCCTAAGTGTTCAGGCCCTTGGGGATCGCCACTCTAGGCACGATCCCCTCTGGTTTGAGCACCAAACTACGGTGTTGTTTACGGTGCTTCCTGGGTGCCAGTTACGATGTAGCCAGCCTCCGGGTAGATCACGTCGGGCTTGAACTCGAATCGGGCGCGGAACACATCGCTCCGTGTCTGATTCTCCCGATATGACTCCACCGCAAGCTGTGGCTCAACCCCGGCAATCGAGGAACCGTCGCCACCCCAAATGTAGGTGCGGCCAACGCAAGCCTGCTTCATGTCCTCGCCCATCGCGATGCGGTAGACTCCGATGTGACCCGGCGTCCAGAACGACTCGATTTCGACGTCTTGGCCGTAGTCGGCGGTGTTTTGCACCGCTCCCGCAACAAACACCTTTTCAACACCAAGGTGCGATGCGAGAACGTCGAGCTGGGCGAGCATCATCCCAACGCGAGCGTCGATAAACGGCTGGCCCTTGAATCGGTTGGTTACCTGATCGCAAAGCACGAAGTCGAGCAGGTCGGCGTAGCTCATGACAACCGCGTTCGGAATCAGGCCGGTGGCGTCGTAAATCGACTTCTTGGCGACCGTGATGTCCGTTAGCGGCTCTGCTCCTGCGTGGTCCCTCCAGGTGTCAACCCCGGCAGCGTCCACAAACGTTGTCAGGTTGTCGAGGAGGTCGACGGACTCCTGCTCGATACCCCGGAGGATGTCATCGAACAGGTCGTTCACCGCGTCCGATTCCGCAGACGCAAGGTCCGGGAACATCCGTCGGCGGCGCTCATCGAGGCGAGACTCCAGGCCGATTTCCTCGGTCGCGTAGGATCGCTCGTTGAACTTTCGATTGATTCGATTGTAGGTGCCGTCGGGGTTGCGCTTGAGAATGCCGTTGCGCAGCTTTTCCTTCAGCTCCTTCACGTAGAACTCGCCACGCTGGCGGCCCACCATCACGGGGCGCAGAACCGACATGCCGACATAGCCGAGCCCAACTGGCATCTGCTCGAACTCGTTGAACGGCACGTCGAACTCTGGACGCTGCGTGATTGTTGCTGTTTCTGGAACCATCTTGTTTCTTCTCCTCTTTCTTGTTTGTTGTCAGCTTGATTACGCAGCCTGATTGAATCCAGCGCCACGACCATTGATGTAGCCCGCAACCAGCAGCGCGGCGGCGTCGGCCTTCGCGGCCTGTCCAACAAACTTGTGGTCTGCTGGCGTGCCCGTGATTGCAAGGCCGTGGAACAGACCGTCTGCTCCCCAGAATAGGCCCGTGTTTGCGGCAACGTTTGTATCCGTGGCGAGCGAGATGCCCTCTTGTTCGAGGTCGCCCTCGACAAGCATCCAGCCCACAACGTCGGTGGAAGCAAACGTGCTTGCCGCCGCACCCTGACACGCCAACGCCGAGCTTGCGCCAAGGTCGTCGCTCATGTCATAAGAAACGGTACCAGCAGTACGTGTGCCAAGCGGAGCGCCAATAGCCGCACCGTTGACGTTGTCATTCAGCACCAGCTTATAAAGGCCGCCAGTGCCAGAGCGAACTTCCATGCCAAGCACAAGACGTGGCTCTGCGGCCAATTCGGCAGCCGTGATCGCGTTCGTCAGCAGTGGAAGTGCCCCAAGCGCAGCAGCCTGTGCTGCCGAATTACCAGAGGGAAGAACGAGCCCCTCTTTGATCGAGCCAGTGCCGCTGGCTGCCTCAAGCAGCTCAACCACGGCCTCGCCGTTCGGAACGTCGGTCACTACGCCAGCCGCCGCACAATACATTGGCGCGTAGATAATGCCGTCCGAAGACGTCTCGATAAGGATTGAGCAACCGGCGTTGCGCAGCCAAACCGTGATTTCACCCTGGAGGCTGCCCTCGTCGCCAGAGAAGCCACGGCAAAGGTTGCCCTCGCCAGCTCCACAATGTACCCATCCTGCAGCCGTGGGCTTCAACGCACGATGGGGCAGAATCGTCCCACCGGCGGTAAAGGTCTTTGGCTTGCCCTCTGTTACGCTACTTGTTCCCATCTTTCCTTCTCCTCTTGTTTCTTGTGTTGGTTAGTTACTTCTTGCCGCTGGTGGCAATGGCCGTCTCTCGCTCCTGCTGAAGAGCGGCGTACAGGTCCGGGTGTGCGTCGCGAAACATTGCACCGCCCTTGAACTTGCCGAACTTCTTTTTGTACTCGTTCATCATTGCACGCGCCGGGTTGACGTGGCCACCGAGGGTGAGCTCTGTCGGATTCGACACGCTCGGCTTTTGGTCCGAGTTCTTCACCAGTGTCGAGAGCTGCTTGACCATCTGGTCGGGAGTCAGGTCGGAGCCAACCTTGAATCCCAGGACGACCGCGACCTTCTCGATGATGGCGGCCTCTGCCGACTCGGCAGCTTCCTTGCTCGTGAGCAATTCCATGTTCTTCTGGAGCGCCGCGTTCTGTTCCGCCAGCTCCTTCACCTGCGCGGCAAGCACGTCAGTCGAGTCAATTTTCGACTGCAGCTCGGAGGCCTCTTGCTTCGCTTCTTCCACCTTCTTCTCCATCTTCTCTCTCCTCGTCTGTTTGAAGTCCTCTCCAGCGGCCACACGACCGAGGAAATCCTCAAACGTTGTCACTTCATCGGCAAGTCCAGCCTCCACAAGCTGAACACCGTACAGCACACTTCCGTCGGCGGCAACCCCATCCCATTCCGTTCGGCCCGCAGACACGTCTTGAATAAACTGACCGTAGATGTTGTCAATGTCCTTTTGCACTTCCCCGATTGTCAGGTCGTCAATCTCCGTCCCGCCGACTCCCAGGCCCTTCTTTGGTCCGCTGCGCACAACAATTACGCGGACCCCGTCCATCTCTGCCATCTTGCTAAAATCGTGCAATACCGCGAACGCGCCAATGTTTGCCGCCGCCGTCATCCTGTGACAGGCAACGTAGTCGCACACCGCCGAGGCCCACTGGCCCGCCGAGCAGCACATATCCCCCTCATAGGCATAAACCGGCTTCTCCCGCTTTGTCATCTCGATTTCGTCGACCAGTTCGCCCTGCCCCTCGATGTGGCCTCCGGGTGTGTCAAACTTCATGACGATTGTGCCGACAGAGGAATCGGCGCGGGCAGCCCTCAGCTGTTTTCTGATTTCGATTGTGCTGCAGCCGCCGAACTTCGACGCTTTCGGCATCATCACATCGTCGACGTAGATGATGGCAATCTTGCGCGAAGTGGTCGACGTTGGACCTAGCACGGCAAGGCGCATCGTTCTATTCGGTCTCGGCTCCTCGGCCTTCATCAGCCCGGAGCGTATAGCCTCGACCTTAGACTCGATTACGTCCGGGCGAGCGCACCACACCCCCATGTGGCTGTTGAAACACTTTTCATTATGAAGTGCCACCTATTCCTCCTTGTCCTTATCGACCGTTCTAAGGTCTTCGTTTTTGTCCTGCTTCCGCGTATCGTCGGCAGGAATGTTTGAATCCTCTTGCTCCCGGTCGGTTCTCTGGTCCGTCTCGCCGGTAGAGGAGGGAACTTTATCATCTGGCTTGGCCGGCTCTTCTGCTTTCACCGATGGCATCCCCGGCTTTAGAAATACCGCTTTCGGGTCAACGCCGGGTGGCAGCTCGGTGCCAAACACCGCAGAAGCGTCGGCGTAGGTCGTCGGATACCAGCGGTCCATAATCTGTAACATTTCCGCTGGCTTGAGCTGCTGTTTCTCAATCGGTGCCCGAAACTCAATCCACATGGGCGGGTCTTTTTTCTTGCGGGGAGCGAGCCAGTGCTCGTTTATCTTTTCGGCGTATGGCAGGAAATCATGGGTGAAGGACTCGCCCATCAGCTTCATAGCATAGGCAGCAGCAGAAAAGAATTGCCGTTCTGCTAGTTCGGGAATATCTCCCGTGTCGGTTCCAGAGGTTAGGAACTCGCCAGTTGTCAGCTTGTGCGCCCTGGTGGCAAGCAGCTTATACATTTCCAAGAGGAACTGCCAGGTCTTGCCAGAAGCCTCGACCATCTTTAGGGCTTCGTCTGGCGTGGTAGACCACGACTTCATTGCGTTGGCATCTTGAAGGGTGGCTAGTGCCGCCGAGGCTGCCGAGGTAACGAACGAAGGGCTGTACTCCCTCATGACTAGCTCGATAATCTCTTTTGGCAGCGAATGCCTCTCGGTGTAAACCTGCATTGCGCCTTCCAGCAACTTGCCTAACGTCGCGATTCGCAGCAGGTTTAGGCCGAGGGTTGTGTCTCCGTCTGGATTGACTTCGATTGTTGGACAGTGGACAAGCAGGCGGTTACGGTCCAGTGTTACGTCCTCTTGGAGGTGCGTGCTACTTCGGGGAGATAGGCGCACAGCGTCCCTCGACTGGAAGCCGCCCCACCAGAGCTCGCCGCCTGCTTTCCATTTTTTCATCCCGCCGCCAAGAAAGCTAACAACGTTCATCTTTCCGCGCGGGCTGGCCATCATCCAAACTCCGCGCACGCCTTCCACGTCGGAGTAAGATAGGAACTCTTGCGTCTGTGGCATCCCCATTGAGTTATCCACAACGTCCTGTAGCTGGTCGCGGCGCTCCCCCTCGCCGATAACCATCGCGGTAAACCCGCCGCACTTCTTGGCTCGCTTCAGCAGGGGATGATAGGTAACGTCTTGTGAGTAAATCTGGTCGTATGCCCGATATGCTATCTCCGTCGGCAAGTCCCTGAATAGGGGGAGCTTCGCGCCCCTGTTGCCAACGGCAGAGGTTGACGTGGGCTCGTTGACGTTCGCGGCGTCGTCCTTTGGAGACCTCTTTGTCGGCAGCTTTATCCAGTCAAAAAAGCCCATTGTTTCCCCTATTTAGCCCGTGGAAGGTCCAGCGCCGATACGACATACCTCATCGTGTCTAGCGCGTGGTCTCCCTCTGGCGCTTTAGTTTTATCGCCTTCAGCCCAAACGTACATCGGCAGCTCGCGCAGAAGGTTTGGACATCTGCCACGAACAATAAAGATTTCGTTATTGGCGAAACGGGAGCGAACGGCGTGAATCCCGGCGACGATGTCCTTATGCGCCGAAACCGTCCTAATTCCAAGAGCCTTCAGCTCCAGCCGCTCTTGCCCTCCGTAGTCGCAATAAATTGCGCCCGGACGGTGTAGCGCTCGGATTGTGTGAGCGTGCTGTTCCATCGTGCGACCCTCGCGAGAATAATACTCTCCAACGAAATAAATCGCAGGTCTCCGATTCGGCGCGCCCGGCGCGGTGACAACAGACTGGAGGTAAACAAACGGATCGCCCGTGTGCCCGCCAGAGCCAAGGTCGATTGCGCCGATGTTTCCGATGGCCTTATCGAATGGAACGTCCCTCTCGTCGATCAGGTGAACGGAGGGGTTGTAAAGGTCGTATATCGCGCCCTCGGCAGCAATCCCGAACATTCCAAGCATCATCCGCTTGTGCAGGAAAGTGCCCGGAGGATACTGGCGCTCAAGGTTTGCGATGTAGTCATCGGGAAGTAGCACGTTTTCATAGGTCGAACACTGGACCACTTCACCGAGGGGCGGCAGGTCTTCCTGCCCTTCCCGTCGAACAAACGCCTGCTCTAGCCAGTGACCGGGCGCGGGAGGGTTACCGCACAGGAGAACGCGGCGTGAATAATCCCACCAGTCCGGGTCGCCGGGTTTTGTCAGCCCCTCGGTTGAGAGGCCGAACTTTTCAGCCATCCTTAGCTTCTTGGCGCAGGGAGACATTCTCCGCACCCTGTTCAGGAGCGCGTTGACCTTATCTTCGTCGCACCCCGTAATTTCGTCGATTACCAACCAGCCCAACTCGGAACCCTCTAGCTCGTCCTTCTTGTTGACGTCGAGCGACTGGAACTTGAACCAGCTACTGTTGTGGAAGTGAACCTCGTCCCGATACTCGATGTGGTTCACCCAAACTTCGCGAGCTGTTATTTCCTCGACAACCTTGTCGATTGTCGCCAGCTTCATGCTTGGCCTGGTTGCGCCAGCGACAAGTCCGAGGTTGTTGGGGTAATTACAGGATTCGCGAAGGGCGAAGTTGCCCAGGATTTTAGTCTTGCCGTATCCAACACCGCCAACAAAGAGCTGGCGAATGTGGTCGGGGCGGGAGAGCGTGTGCATCTGCTTATCAAGCAGGGGCAGGTACTCTACAACGTCTGGATTTCTGTCCCAAACGGGAGCGGTCAAGAGGCCCCCTTCATGCTTGCAATCTCGGCCTCTAGCTCGGCAATGCGAGCCTTATACTTTTGTATCTCGTTGTATTCGGAAAACGTGCAGAAGGCTACAGCCTTGAATCGCGTATCTTCCACCTTGCTTGTATCTTTTGGGAATATCAGGCTGCCAGCAAACTGTCGAGACTGGACGCAGGTCTTGGAGTCTAAGTCGAGTGCGTCTTGAACCGTGAGCCGCATTAGCGCCTCGACCTGTTCCTTTGTTACCACGGAACGGGCGGTGGCTAACAGCTCATCGGGAGTCAGGGCCATTCGGTTCGCTCGCAGCCTATCGGTAGGCCCCTATAGTATATCCTGTGGGAACTAACGTGCAAAATAAAAGGTAAACTATTTTTACACTCATCGTAAAACATCGTTACTTTCGCGTCCAGAAGTAAGATTGCAGAAGTCCATCTGTTGTAAGTCTTTACGGCGCAAGGGGTTGTGCCGATATTTTGAATTGGCACGCGTCTTGCTACATTATATACGTTCCGCCACTTATTTTGTGACTAAAGGCGCGGCTGTCGAGTTCCACCGGGTTGAAAGACGAGTTAGAATATATCGCTAAATAACTTTGCCATATGGTCCCCCACAGGGTATAATTATAGTGTCCGATAGGCTCTCTCACACGGGGCCTTCCAGACGGGGGACTGCGGCAGCGATAACACGCGGAAAGCCACGGTGACTTTGACAACTGCCTGCTAACCAGCCGAAGACGAGGCAATGACGCGGAAGAACGTGGTGTGCGACTGCACTGTACCCACGGAACCCGCCGAGCCAACCGCCGCCAATGGGAATGCAGAGGATAGGATGGTGCCAGCGCGGGCCATTCCAGCGAGTACAGGGCGACCGGCCTCGCGGATAGGATGGGACAGATTGATTGTCCGCACCGACTCCACCTCTAGTGCACACTGTAAGCTGCTCTAACCCAACACCTAGCAGGTAGAAGTAAAGCCGCCACACCCCAAAGCCGATGGTTAGTCTGGTGACGGGGAACTTCTGCTGCTACGCTATCGCGTAACTGCTTACAGCTAAGGTCGGAATCTAGGATCAAACAGCAATGACCGGAATAAGGCTCAAGATTGCTGAATGCCTTACGCGCGGTAGGAACCTCGTCGAGTCCACCTCCGAGGTTGTCGCCTACTTTGACGGGGCCTGCAAGCCGAACCCCGGACAGATGGGCCTCGGCATTTACTACCTACCAAAATACAAAAACCATAACTCTCTGGACGGAATCCGCGTCCCAATTCCCGCCGGTCCCGGCACCAATAATCTTGCTGAGTGGAAAGCCCTAGAGGCCCTGCTCTTGCATCTCGTCCAGCGCGACACGGAAAGCGCCCTTATCCGGGGCGATTCTAAGCTCGTGATTGAGCAGATAAACGGTAGGTGGAAAGTCAAGACCGAATCTCACCAAGCGGTAGCCGAACGCTGCTACGACCTTCTCTGTGAGCTTCAAGCTGCAAAAATTGAGTGGATACCACGGCACCTAAACGCGGTGGCAGATTCGATGGCAAACATTTCACTAATGGGAGAGTAACTATGGCTGGAATACTTACACCTCGTATGCTTGCCGACGCGCTAGACAGCGGCAAGTTTCAACAGTGTCGAGACCAATACTTCAAGATGGAGGATGGCAAGATTAGCTATTGCGTGCGTGGCCTCGCCGCTTGTCTTGTGGACGGGCCGCCGACCAGTCCAATTAGCGCAGAGAACGGCTCCTGGCCAACGAGGCTTCCACACGTGGCCTGGGGGTGGCTCGAAGACCTGCCGCTGACGAGGCAGGGAAACAGCGAATGCCTGCGAAGTCTCAACGACGCTGGGCTTACTTTCCCACAGCTCGCAGATGTGATTCGCTATTGCTATCCGGAGGCGAGATAACATGAAAACTCGCGTTCGTGGCATAACCGCTCGTGAAATCTCCCTGCTCAAGCAACTCGCCATCGCGCCTCGGTCTATCCGTAGCCTGCAACACTTCTACAACTACGGCAAGAATCTGATGCGCACGATGCTACTGGAGGGGCTGGTCAATCCAATCACAATCAACACCAGTTTTGGTGTTGAGGGCGGGTTGGAGATTTCCACTACGGGGTTCCGTGAGATAGCCACCCTGGAATCTAAGGAAGAGGAGTAATAACATGGCACAAGTAACAATCGATCCTTGGGCTGTCGCGCGACTAGCTATTCTGGCGGGGCTGAGTTTCTTTTTGGGGTGGTGTTCGGGGAGGGTGTGATGCAAACAATCGGCTACGAAAACGCGCATTACCGCGTGTGGGTTACGCGGTTCGCGACGAAGATTGAAACGACGAACCCGGAAATCTTCTGCCAGAATACGCTTGAGCGGTTCTTGGTCGGGTTGCCGATCTCCAAAGAATTTGAAATCACCGATCTCAACAACGAGCCGGTGCGCCGATACATCGGGCACTTTGGCTTGAAGCCGCTCAAGGGCGCGGTGACGCACGAGGAACCAGCGGCCACGTTGGCTCCCGTTGATCGCGAGCCTCCGGTTCAGGTGGTCGGCGCCGCGCCCGCTGATCTTTATGAGCCGGTGGGGACAATGCCGATTGTGGGGGACCGGATACACTATCACACGTACAGCGACGTTTACTGTTTCCGCAACTTTAGTGGCGCTTGCAGCAACTGGCACACCGAAGACCACGGTGCCTATATGTCTCTGACGGGTCTTTCATTCGAAAACGGCAAGGCCCGAATCCTCAAGCGCAAGGCCGCGCCGAAGCCCGATGTGCTGCAAAGCGCGCGGGTGTTTGAATACAGCAGGACTCAGTACGCCACACTTACCAGCGGCGCTGTAATGATGCGCTGCCTATCGGGGAGCGGTAGGTGGTTCCGCGATGCCTACGGCGTCGAACAAATCATCCGAACCTTCCGCAAGGACGAAATCACCGACCCCGCCCGCGTCGCGGAAATCCTCGACTCCCTGCGTGCGCATCTTGAGGGTGTGAAATGAACGCGAACGAACGACTACGCGCGATCCGCGACACGCTGGAACGCAAGTACGACAGCGGCACGTACAACGTCCACGACGCGATCCGTGAGCACCTGCGGGGCATCGACCAGCCCACTCAGCGAAGAAAACGGGTCTTGGCCCATGCGCATACCGCCGTTTGCTGTACAATGGCTCCCGCTTCCGCTAGGCAGGGGCGGGACGGAGGAGTGCCTGCGAAGCCTCAACGATGCCGGATTCACCTTCCCTCAGCTTGCAGACGTAATTCGCCACTGTTACCCGGAGGAGCTGTAAATGAAAACCCGTATTCGCGGTATAACCGCTCGTGAAATGAGGAGCAATAACATGACACAAGTAACAGACGAGGACATTCGGCTGGTGCAGCTATTCATCGACGCCTGCGATATGGCGCTGGCTTCGCTGGAAACTCCATTCGACCAAGGCGGCAAGAAAATTGTATACCGCCATGCCGTTACCTGGATCGAGGAGATTTGGGCCGGCGAGCTTGCGGCGCACTACGGCGTTCGGCCACTTCCCGAAAGCTGCAACACCGCCTGCTGTATCGCGGGATTCGCGGCTATCAAGAACGCGCCGAGAGTGCCCCAGGCCGCGTCGTCGCGGGAAGGCTGGATTCATAACGAGGCCAGCCTGCTACAGCGCCGCCTCGGCGAACTTGCCGAGGAACATTATTTCACAGACGCCGGCTCCTATCTAACAGATGCCTCTTCCATGATCAACAACTACTGGAACGAGGGCGTGGATTCCGACGAGGATACTGCACGAGAGATCAAAGAGCTCCTTGCCTGCGGGCTTCGCGAGCTCAAAAACGTTCAAGAACAACAAGAGGTCGAACAAGATGCAACCAGTAATAATCAAGTCTAAGCGCGGCAACACGGCAACACTGTACCACGGCGATTGCATGGAGATTTTACCGCAGCTTGCCACGCCGAACGATTTTAGCTATCCCGACCAGTTTGGCCTGCCGGATAAGAAGCTGGCCGTAATCACCGACCCGCCCTACGAGCATCCCAAGATGGGCGGCGGGCAGGGTTGTTTCGGCGACTCAATGCGGAAGATAAAGGGCTCGGAGCTGGCCCGACTGTCAACCTCATTTGACATCAAGGATTCTGCTAGACTCTGGCTGGCTCTTGGTGCCGAGACCTTCGTTTGCTTCTGCTCAAATAAGCAGACCAGACATCTGGAAAATCACTTCGAGGATGACCTTGAGATGAACTGCACCAAGCTGGTTTGGTGGAAGTATAACGCCATTCCGGCCAAGAATAACACGTGGTGGCCCAACGCGGAGTATATCGTGCACGCCAGACAGAAGGGGGCCACATTCCGGGACGACCCCGCCACTAACGGCGGGCTCCCCACCGAGTGGTTTAGCCGCGTCATCAAGGCACCGATGGTCTCCGCAGAGGACGGCAACGGCGAGGGAGGTGGCCTACATCCCACCGCCAAGCACGTTTGGATGATGCAGCGATTCATTGAAATCTGCACCAGTCCCGGCGACACCGTGGTAGACCCATTTATGGGAGGTGGAGCCACGGGGGTTGCGGCGATGCTATCTGGGCGTAACTTCGTTGGCATCGAGCTGATGCCAGACTACTTTGAAACTTCGCGGAAGAAGATCGGCGTTGCTGCCGACCAGGGAGGGATTTGGGGATGATTCAGATTACAGACATAAAGCGGGCTGTCACGGTAACCCCGCATTACCCCGACAGGGGATCGGACATGTCTAGTGCGGAGGTTCTTTTCTCCGTTGCTCTTACATCGGATGAGCGAGTAGACTACAGCTCCGTTGTCGGCCAGATGGAGAATGCCCTGCGAGAGTGTGGCGGGCCGAATAGTGTAATTAGCAAGATGCCATACGCTGGCTGCCTGGTTGGGGGCGGCGCTTACGCTTTCAAGTACAATGTGTCGAAGGGTCAAAACATGGACAAGACGCAAGATACGCCAGACCCAATCGTCGGCCAAGAGCACAAGCCGGAAAAGCTGGAGTGGAAGGTCGAAACCAAAGGTCTTTACAGTGTTCGCCTGATGGTGGACGGCGCAGAGCTCCACCACCGACGAGCCGCGACCCTTTGGGGTTTGCGTCGTGCCAAAAAGTGCCTACTCGCCGCCCACCGCGAATCCGGACCAGTTCCTCCCATGAAGTTCAAGCAGAAGCCGGGGTGGACCTCGGTCCTGTCTGTTATCGTTTGCAACGTTCTAATGATATGCGGAATGGCATGGATAATCGACGTGCTCTTTCGCATTTTCGGTATACTTCAATAAGGAGACGACATGCTAGCGTTGAAAGAAAGATTCGGGGGGGTTTTCGAGGGTCTAGGACAGATTCCGTCGCGCGACCTAAGAAGGCTGCTAAAGAAGCTGGGAGACAGGGCTGTGAAGATTTGCCTCGATGGATCGTTCGGAGACAAAGAGCAGATGGGCTACTGACCGATGATAGCTTCCCTGCCGTTGGCGGAGATTGCAATACTGGAAAAGCCCGAAAATAGGCGCAAACCGCTGTGGAGACTCGGCAGCAGGAGTCAAACACTGGCTCGGCTGTGGCAGAATAGGGCCGGAGTCAGGTTCGACGTCAACCCTGTAAACTATGCTAACGAGCTGGCCAACTGCTCGCGCGAGACCGTTGCCGACATCGTGAAAGAAATCCTCGCGGAAAGGGGTGCTAAGTATGGAAATTGAATCACTGCTCCACATCTCACGAATCAAGATTGACGAGCTAGACAAAGAGCTAACCGAGGCGATAGACCACTGGCTCCCCTCTGTTATAATCTCTCACAGCCAGATCATCTTTCTCCGCTCGCTGCTTCGCAAGTACGGAAAAGTTGAGCTGGATGCGCTAAGAAAAGAAGAGGCGGAATAGCGTGAGAATTGAATACGACGGGCGAAAGTCTGCCACAATTAGATTTCAATTCGACGACTTCAAGCGACGTATGGTTCGTGCACTTGGTGGATCGTTCCAGAAGGACAAGTCCTGGGTGGTTGACGATCCGCTCATGGTCTCGTTTATTCACGAGTGCGAGAAGTATGCAATCGAAGCTGGCAAGCCGGTTGACAAGTATCTGTCAGAGGCGATGACGACCCTAATAGACGAGTCTAGCATCTCGGTTGATACACCTCTAAACTTCGACCTTCCCGACGGACTCTCCCTAATGCACACACAGCGGTCTGCGATTAGATGGATGATTCGCCATCCGTCTACGCTCGAAGGCGACCCAATGGGTGCCGGGAAAACGCCCGTGTGTGCCGTCTTTGCCAATCACCTGAGACTTAGACGTGTCCTAATCTATTGCATGGCCACGATAAAAACAAACTGGAGGCGCGAGTGGCGCAAGTGGAACAAGATGGCTAATGAGGGCGAGACAACCGTCGCCTGCGCCTCTGGTTCGTTCTGGCCCGGAACAGACGTTGTAATCCTGAACTACGACATTGCCGACAGGTTCCGCACAAAGTATGCATACGACTATGACATGCGGCGGTATCACCGCAGAGACAAAGATGGGCTGTTTGGGCCCCCACGATTCGCGGGCGATCCATACCACTACGACAAGAACGGGCCTCTTATTCTAGAGCGCGCGGGTCAAATAGACGAGATCGAATGGGACTTGATTATTCTTGACGAGTGCCACAAGATCAAGGGCAAGTCCGCGATCAGAACCCATGCCATTTTGGGCGAGCGGGAGCACGGGAAGGTAATTGTTCCACCTGTGGTGGCCCCTCGCAGGGTCGCAATGTCCGGCTCCCCGATGGTGAATGATAAGCCCGCTGAGATATGGCCCACCGCCAACTTCCTATGGCCCGACTCGTTCCCCTCGTTCCACGTCTTTGGTATGCGCTATTGTGGGGGAAAGCGGGGCACGTGGGGATGGCGAATGGATGGTCATTCCAACGAGGTCGAGCTGAACGCAAGGCTCCGCCTGTTGGGAATGATCGCCCGTCCGAAATCCATTACACACGTTGACGTTCCTAAGAAGCAGCGCCAGATAATCGAGTTCGAGGCCCACGAGCTAGAGGGGCTGGTTGCCGCAGAGAAGTCGAAGCTGGGCTTTATCGACTCCGACATCCAGACCCTGCGCGCTAAAGTTACGGCAGCGACGGTGTTCGATGATGAGGCTGGCTGGCGCAGCGCAATGAAGGAGCTGAAGACCAAGCTAGACCTCTCCGAGGATGCTCGCAAGATTGCCCGAATCCCCCTGGCCCGCGCCAAGCTACCGCACGTAATCAAGTATGTGCAGGACCAGCTTCTTGAGCGTGACAAATGCGTGATCTTCTGCTGGCATAAGGAAATCGCCGACGCTCTAGAGGCTGCGTTCCCCGGAAGCGCCAAGATACATTCGGACGTTCCCACGGACGAGAGACAGCCAATTATAGACCGCTTCCAGAACGATCCAAGCTGCCGAGTTATTATTGGCACGATTGGCGCCCTCGGAACTGGAACCACGCTAACGGCTGCCAACCTAGTGGTGTTTGCCGAGCTGCATTGGGTTCCCGGCGATATGCTTCAGGCCGAGGCTCGCTGCCACCGCAAGACTCAAACACGAGAGGTTGACATCAAGTACCTCATTGTGGAGGGCTCGGTCGACGCGACGATGGCAGAGCGGCTAATTACCAAGATGGAGGTTATCGAGCGCTGCACTGGCCCCATACAAAGGATGCTGCAGAGTCTCCCGGTCTCGTATCAGGAAACAGATGCCGACCCCGTATCCTCTATGTCAATAGATGAGCTAGAGGCCCTGACCAAGCACAAGAAGTTTGGTCTCTCCGGCTCGACGAGGCAGAAGCTGCGACAGATAGCGCAGGGCCGCGCTCTCGGCAAGCTACACCAAATAGACCAGATCGTTGCCGGTCGCATAAGCAACATTGAATCGTGGAACGACTTTCAGGCCGCGCTTGCTCATAAACTTGTGGAGAGATACGATGATAGCAAGGCTGCTTAGCCTCGCCTTTCTTCTATGCTCTGGCTGTGTCGCGCCCTATTCCGGCCACGCGGGGACTGACGAATGCAGCATAGCAATGGTTAGAGATGTTCACTGGGCAACAGAGCGCGGCTCCGACGTCCAGCGAGTTATAGTTGCCCTCATAAATAAGTCCGGCAACTACACGCATGTGGTCCAGGAGGTGGTGTATGATGATGGCACGCTGGTTTTAGTAGAGGCGTTCCGCATCTCTAAACATGGCGAAAAGTGGGACTATCACCGATGGGGCTCGCGGCCAATGAACCGCACGATGAAAGTCTACTGTGCGAATGTAGTCGGCGGCGATGAGACCCCCGGTGGGTTTTGCCACCTGATTCGCAATCTAGACGGCAGCAGGGTCACCAATGCTGGACCTGGTTTCAACGCCAGCTATCAGGAAGGGTACAAGACGACCGGACTCGTGGAGTCTGCGTCGGAGAAATACTTTACTTGGTCTATTCGGGATGACGGGAAAAGGGTGAAGGTAAAACTACCATGAGCGACAAACACGACAAGTTCGTTTTGGGAAGCTATAGAGACGTAACCGTAACCCTCGGCGACATGAAAAATGCTCTACAGTGGGCTAAACGTGCGCTGAAAAACAAGGCGGGAGCCGCAAAGATTCCCGGCGACGGAATCCTCAAGTTCAGGATGAAATACTGGTCTGGTTCTTCTGAGCATCCGTGCGGCACCTCGTGCTGCCTGCTTGGCGGAGCTGTAATTAGCGCAACGGGAAACAGGCCGGTATTCGACGGGCAGCACCCCACGGGTGTCTTTTACGCGCATGAGTTTAATGAGACGTGCACGCAAATCGCAGAGGAAATCAGAGAAATAAGCGACCCCCTGTTCTGTAGCTTCTCCTCCTTTCTCTACGAGAAAGACGCCATCCGTATGTGCGAGGATGCCCTCGCGGCAATAGAGGCCCGGCTTGGGGGTCGCGCACAATGAAAGACGAGTGGAGAGAGCTCGCCCTAAATCTACTCGCCTCAATTTTTGGCGACGGTGGCCAGATGGCGCAGCAGATTGGGCTCGGCAATAAGGATGCGTTATTTGCCCTGGCAATACATAAGATGCACAAAAAGTCAACGAAGTGGGACCGGCTACTCTACCACACCAAAGAGCGGATGGTTCACATTAGCGACAAGATAGAAACCTATCTCGACCAGCAAGACCTCGAAGATGGGGACAATTATCCATACGTTGCGTTCCTCCGCGAATTGCTCGAACTTGCAAACACGGGAGATGTAAAGTGACCAAAAAACTTTCACCGATGGGCCGCCTAGCTCGAATCCGCGAGATCATCGAAAACGTGGACAATCGCGCAATGGCAGCGGATGGGCCGGTAACGCCGACCCTTCAAGAAATGACCCAGGCTGAGATGTCAGAGATTTACAAGCTGACAGATATAAAATCCCTGCTTCCGCAGCCCGGAGACGACAAGCTACTGCGCGACGCTTTCGGAGCATTCGGCCTGTGAAAAAAGTTGCCCTAATTGCTGGCCCCGGAGCTGGAAAGACGACGCTAGCTAACGCTCTAACCGCGCACATGAAGAACCAGAATAAGAACTGGTACAACGTGGGTGAATATGCCCGCGACTTCATAGACCAGTTTGGCGCTGACAAGATCACGTCGATGGCGGTTGCCAAGCACATTGCTGACAAGCAGCTTAGACGAGAGCTGAAGGTGCCGAAGTCTGCCGACGGATTCGTAACCGATTCACCCATGATTCTGCCCTGGTTCTACGCACGCCAGCTACCCGGAAGCGGAATCGAGAAGGTGCTGATACTGTCAGACCTTTACAAGATGTTCCTTCGCTCGTTCCTCGAATACGACTTGATCGTGTACGTCGAGCGAGAGAAGCCGTACCTTGATGATGGAACGCGGTTTCAGACGCCAGAAGAGGCGTCGACAATCGACGAGGAAGTCCTACAGATGGTCCTAGATCATGGATTCGAGGTGTTTCGAGTCCGGGGGCCACTAGAGACGAGGGTAAAACTAATAGCCGAGGAGTTAGATGTCAGGTAAACACAAGAAGCCCCTGCTAGAGCGGGCGCAGGCGCAGATCGAATCACGCAAGGGCGGGTATAACGGACGTGAAAACTCATTCGAGTTTATCTGTCGGCGCTGGAACGTGTTTCTGTTGAACACTTTTGGCGATGGCGCTCCGCAACTCAGCCCGTTTCAAGTTGCCCTGATGATGCACGATTTCAAGATCGGACGTAAGGAAGCGCGCAGGGCTAGTGGCGCAGGGGCGCATGCCGACGACGATGAAGACGCGGCGGCATATCTTCAGTGGGCCGACATGCTCGACCCCGATAAGCAGACCGACATTCCATTTGAACCTCGGAAAGTGAGCGACAAGTGATGCCCAATTCGGATAAAATTGCGCTTCTCGCCTCGCTTGCGGTTGTTGTCTGGTGGTTTGTGATTATCCTCTATAAGGCATGCGGGATACTATGATCAAAGCAAGTGACCTGAAATCTCTGGTTGATTCCTGCAAGAAAATCCTCGGCAAAACCGACGAGCCCGTGGTTGGCCTAAAGACGTCTGGCGGGGCGATAGAGGTGTTCGCAACCGGCGGAACCTCCTCCGTTTCGATGTCTCATCAGCTTGAAGGCCCCGGCTCTGGTTCGGAGTTTCTTTGTAGCGTCTACATCGAGGAGTTTAGTAAGATTCTCGACGGCTGCGGCGCCTCTGACATTGGCCTTTCGATAGATGGGACCGCACTAAAGATTGTTGGCGCAATCAACGCCAAGCTGTCAACGTCGACCAACGTTCCTAGGATGTCGGCAGACGTATCCAGTGGATTCCTTGTGGATGCTAAGTGGTTCCGTAACTGCTGTGTAATGACGAAGAAGTTTGCTGCGAAAGAGAGGGGAACCTACATCTTCAACTCGGCCCACTTTGAGTTCGTCGACACGGCCGCCTCCTTCTGTGCTGCTCAATATGGAAAGATGGTGTGGTCTGAAACAGCCTGCGAAAAGGTGCAGGGTGAAAACAACATTGCAATAAACATTCCACGAGAATATGCGGACGTTCTCTCGTCCATCATTCCGCCCGTGGATGGCGCAAAGATCAAGGTGGAGTTTGGCCCTTCGTGCTTCCGCGTGGAGATGGGGGACATATCTTCGTGGAGCGTAATGCTAGAGGGCCAGTTTCCTGATTGGCGCTCCGTGCGCGGAACCATACGGTCCACCGCGCCAATAGACGCGCCCAGGCTGGCCAAGGTTTCCGAGGTTATGGAAGCTCTTGGAGTTGAACGAGCACGGTTTGTCTGCGACGGGAAACAGATGCAAATCTACGGAAAGTCAATAAAGGTTCCAGAGTTCGACACTAAGCTAGACGCTCACATGGAACCAATCGACATGATGCTGTCCCCCGCTATTATCGCCGGTTCAACCCTCGACAAATCCTCTGTCCATTTCGGGTGGGGGTCGTCGGCCTTCGACGAGAATGAAAAGGTTGCATTCCTGATTGCCCCACCATTTACTGCGATGTGTATGCAGATTGGATCGGAAAATGCTTGACAGGTTGTGTCCGGCGGGGTATAATTACAGTGTTCAGGGGCCTTCTACCCGACAGCGGCAGACGAAAGTCAGCTAGGGTGATGAAGGCCCTAAAGTCTTTCAATGGAGGAGCGATGGGACATATTCGGCAAGCTGTGATTGTAGTTGGATACGTCCTGCTGGCGGTTGCCGCGCTTTCCCTCGGCCCGATTGGGCTTCTAATTGTCCTCTTGATGTGGGATTCTCGTGAAATATAGCATATCAGCATTACAGATGTATTGGCGCTGTCCAGAGATGTACCGTAAAGTATACGTGTCCAAGGAAGTGCCACGGCAGAAACCAAGCATACAGATGGCCGTTGGGACCGCCTGTCATTCCGCCTTCGACTTCGCCATCCGCAAGAAACTAGAGGGTAAAGTGGCTGGCGTTCCAGAGATGTTAGCCATCGGCTCTGCGACACTCGAACGGGAGTCCAAGCTGATCGAGTCTGACATTATAGACGAGATTGCCGGATTCGACGTTCGCAATTCGATGTCCACGGCGAGGCTCGGAGCGGCGGTCGCTGCGTTCCACCGAAGTATTCTACCGAACATTGCCCCCCTTGAGTCCGAGATGCGCTTTGAGCTTGAATGGGGCGACGACAAACTAACCGGCTGCATAGACTGCGTGGAAGTAAACTCCGACTGGTTGCTTTCGGTAACGGACTGGAAGATTGGCTCGACCGAACGCACGCCAGATATAAACAGCGCCGATGCAAGCGCACAGCTCCCATTCTACGCAATGGTTTACGAGCGACTGACGGGAAAGCGGGCGCAGGTTGGAACGCTGGCCCATTACGTTCCGAGCAAGCGACCGCACTTTACGCCTCGCTCGGTTGCGCTTACGGATGGCAAGTATAAGGCAATCGAGCTGAAGGTAAACCGCACAATCGACGCAATAAAGGCTGGCCACTTCCCGCCGGGAGACCCCTACTGGTCCTGCAACGAGAAGCGCTGCCCGCTATACGGTCAGTGTGAGATGGGAGCGGGAAAATGAAGATAAGCGAGGCCGCCAAACTAGCTGGTATAAAAGAGTCCACCCTGCGAAAAGCTTGCAGCTCTGGAAGCTGTGCGGCGCAGATAGGGGGCGACATAGATGGGCGGCTTGTTTGGGACGTTGAGATGGATGATGTTTTGCGGTGGAGGGATGGGCGACTGGTTTCTAGGCCGCAGCGGTTGCTCGCGTGGATGGATGAATACGAGGCAACATACGACCAGGCCGCCGAGTATTTCGGCGTGTCCAGAAGTACGGCTATAAAATATGTATCCTACGCACGGAGTGGAACGAGATGAGTTCTAGCGAGCTGATGTTTAGTGTGTTCGTTCCCGGCCTATTTCCCGGCTCGAACGAAATCATCGAGGTTCGCTCCTCTCGTTGGCGCGGAAAGTGGAACGAGCTGAAGAAGAAATGCGCGAACGCCGTGGCTAATGCCGTACAGGGCTATTGTGTCCTGCCTAAGCGTAAATACACCGTTGTTTTCACGTGGTACGAATGGACCGACGGACGAGACCCGGATAACATTGGTGGTGCGTGTAAGCCAATCCTCGACGCGCTCCAACACCTCGGCATCATAGAGAACGACACGCAGGAATGGATCGAAAGCACCACCAATAGGATAAGGTATGCCGAAACGATGGACCGCGTTGGTGTACTGGTTGAGTTTTGGATTGACGACAGGTTGAAAGACCTGCGGCCCCCTGCCGGGAGAAATCCCAAGCAGATCACCTGCCGCATTTACGAAAAGCCCAAGAAAGGTGCCGCTCGTCGTGGCACTAAAAAACAGAAGGGAATACTAGGGGAATAAGATGTTTGAGTCTGGTGAAGGTTCTGGAATGTGCTTCACGGTTCTGTGCAGGCTGCATCAAGACGAAAGGGAAAGCGGGATAGGGGCTGGCCTGCCGATAAAAGACCTAGACCTTATCGGCCATCTTGAAGATTGGGTTGTGTCAAGATTGGAAAGGCTGCGCCTTGTACACCGACAGGCACGGACCCTCTATCTCTCGGATACCGGACGTGTGTTTGCCCGCCAATACATGGAGATTCTCGATGGCTGAAAAACGGAAGAACAAGAAGTATCCAACGGTGGCTCCGCACGTAAATCTCAAGTGCGGCATTGCGATCAGGGAGTGCTTGCGGTATTTCTTCGACGAGACCGACAAAGAGGTTTCCGAGGAGAACTGGCTGGTGTGCCGCGCCTTCCTTCGCAAGCTAAAGGGCTCGATATGCGACGTGACCCTGCGCAAGAAGAAGAACAACGAGGGGAAGATGGTGAAAAGCGACGCCAGGGGGGCCAGCCTTATTGGCGAGCTGGTAGAGGAACAGAAGCGAGACATGGCAAAACAGGAAAGGGGCGAGCTGTGAACTGCGAGGTGTCCGAATCTTTGCCATCTCTTGTCTCTTGGATGAGAAGAATGGCGAAAAGGTTTGAGTCTGACTATAATGACCAGATGGACCTCGTTTCGGACACCATAATTCGCGCCCTGGCGTATTCAGATAGATACACGAAAGGCACCAATCTCAAGGCGTGGCTTTACACGGTTATGCGAAATTGCCAAAGGGATCGAGACAGATGGGCGAGGGCGCGACGCCTTGTGGCAATTCACGAGGTTCCAGAGGACAAACTCCCTCACAACATGGCCGAAAAGGGCGGCATGGAATCTAACGAAAACGTAGACAAAATGCTCGAAACCTGTCCAAAACCGCAGCAAACTGTGGTGAGAATGCAAGTATTCGGCGGATTTTCAGTAGATGAGATAGCAAACTCCCTGAATATACCGATGGGCACCGTTCTAAGCAGACTATTCAGAGGAAAACAGGCGATTCGGGAGGCTCTTTGTGCCGCTGAGTAAAGAAAAGATCGTAAGCGTGGTCAATACGCTTCACAAGCGGGCCGAAAAGGATGGAATCCAATACGCCGTGATTGGCGGTGCGCTATTCAAGCTGCTTGGGGTGCCATGGATCGAGACGGAGGACGTAGACGTTGCCGCATCTGACTTTGTAAACCTTCCGCTATACCGGCCGACCGTTCAAGAGATAAAGCGCAAGTGGGTAGAAGGCTGGTACGACACGGGCCACTGGAGCGAGACGAAACGAACCAAAAAAGGGTCGACCCGCCCCGGCTGGCACCTTGTCCACGGTGTTCAGGTTGACTGGATGCCAAAGGGAACACACGGTGGAGACGAACTATTCAGGCAGGCTATAAAGCACGCCTATCTCGACGAAAACGGGCTGTGGCTTGCGCCGATAGAGTGGGCCATGGCAATCAAGATTTATGCGGGACGAGAGAAAGATAAACTTGTGTTCGACCAGCTATGGGACGAGGGCTGGATAGACGGAAACCTGGTCCTGAAGATAGTGAAAGAGTTTACGACAGGGGGAGAGATTGAGGATTGAGATCGAACGCCTGGACGATGGCTCGGCGCGCGTCGTGTTTCTTCTGTACGGTGGGCGACAGGTTCCCATTGAGCTGTCTTACGACGAAAGAACCGGCGAATTGTGTGTCACGCTAGAACGAGATGAGGACAGTAAGATTCTTTACCACGGAGATATTTCCAAGCACAGGGAGCGGAGATGAAAAGAAAAAGTAAGAAACTCGACGCCGAGAAGATACGCGAAATCGTCGAAACAGTAGACGACGCAGCGAAGAAGTCTGGTGCGAAGTATGCGGTCATGGGCGGGGCCTGCTTTGTCCTCTTTGGTCTGCCGTACACGACCGAAGATATTGACATGGCCGCAGATGGCGACATTGCCGACGGGCTACTTCCCCTCGTTGAAAACCCCAACGCATTTTCGTGGAACAAAAACGGCCACTACATGGTATCCGGCGTGAAGGTTGATTTTGTCCATAAGCTGTCAGACGGAACCTCTCGCCTCTTTGCTGCTGCCGTAAAGAACCGGGTAAGGCATCGGGGTGTGTGGTGCTGCCGATTGAGCGATGCCGCCGCAATCCGCCTTGCCGCTGGACGACCAAAGGATTTCTCTGTCCTGCGCAACCTGATACGACTTGGAGAGATTGACATCGCGTCTGTCGCCAGAACCGTTCTGCGCCATGCCCCGGCAAGCAAGGGTGCAGACGAGGCCCGAAAGGTGCTAGGCAAGAAATCGCCGTTTATCAACCTCGCTAAGGAGCTAAAGAGACACAAGTCTCAACGCAGGAAGTAGGCACGTATTTCAGATAGTTTCAGATGTTTTTTGCCTGTGTTCGCACGGTATGATATCCTTATTGTGTCCCCAATTGTGGGGACAACCGGAGGAATTGAGATGAAACTTGTATATGGAAGCGGCTCCCCACAGACAGGGGCCTGCTGGATGTCGGCTCTCAACTACTACACCAACGAGAGGGCGCTCGTCGACTGGCACGATCATCCCAAGTGCGTCTGCGAAACGATCCAGCCGCTGGCGATTCGCCTGAACGATATGTGCGCCGATGACGCGGAGCGTGAGCGGTTGATCGGGCCGCACCTGTTCGCGCCTGTCGGTACGGCTGGAGTATCGGCAGAAATAAGGGCCGCACGAGTTCAGAAGATCGTTCTAGCGACTGTGCGTATTTTTGTACCGGCAGCTATGGACATGGCTGGACTGGAAACGGAGGCATCTGAACTTCGCTCCATCCCAGATGTTGCCACTTATGCTGAAATGCGCGCCGCCGCAAACGCCGCCGCAAACGCCGCCGCACACGCCGACGCAGACGCCGCATACGCCGCCGCAAACTCCGCCGCAGACGCCGCAAACTCCGCCGCAGACGCCGCAAGCGCCGCCGCATACGCCGCAGACGCCGCAAACTCCGCCGCAGACGCCGCAAGCGCCGCCGCATACGCCGCAGACGCCGCAAACGCCGCCGCAAACGCCGCCGCACACGCCGCAGACGCCGCAGACGCCGCAAACGCCGCCGCAAACGCCGCAGACGCCGCAAACGCCGCATACGCCACAAAAACAAACGTGAAGAAGGAGCTACTTTCGCTCATCCTCGAACTGTGCGAGATGGGCCGTGTCGAATCGCCAACGTGCAGAACCAAAGAGCACGTGCTTGAGGCTCTTGAGTGTGGAAAGTTCTAGGTGCAACACAAACCATAACGGGAGACGCCAATGTATGTTTCGCTCGAAAAGGTCAAACAGGTTGCAAAGCGCCGTGGCCACGACTGGACCGGAGAGGGCGGAATCCTGCTCTTTGTCCAAGACGTAAGGCAGACCGAGGCAATCTGCAAGCTGTATCGCAATGAAGGTCGAAAGACCTCGCCGGTTCCGTCGCTCGGTGTGCTGAATGAAGTCGAGTGGATTTTGGCTGACTAGACCGTTTGAGGACAACGCAGCTTGCCGCACTACCGACATGGCGGAAACTCCTCGGTGTACGTGCATAAGCAAGCTGCGCTCCCCCGAATGGTCGGGAAATGGGAGATGGGCAAATGAAGAACATCAAGGTTGAGCAGAAGGATGGTAAACTCTACATCGAGTGTGACCTGTCGGCAGATCACGGCAAGTCCTCCTCTGGCAAGACGATGATCGTCGCATCGAGCGAGGGCAACCAGCCCGTGGGGACGCACAAGAACGGTAAGCCCGTGATTTTGGGGCTGAACCTGTATTTCAAGCCATAGTAACTATCGGCGTCAGATTGGGGATCGAAACTAGGTCGAAACAACGGCTAGTCCACCGATCCTCTGGAGCGATTAGCTCCGGTCCCGATGGGTCGAACTAGGCGAGCCAGCATAATGCTATGGTGAATCTTGTTTCGGCCCATTGTGGGATGGGAGCTAGAATGACAAGGGCTAGAGCGTCGCGGCGGACAAGCCGCGCGCACACGGCCCCCCCCCCCTATCTGTTAT